AATAAAAAATTAGGCTCTCTAATTCAAATGTAAAGCCATTGCCCATACTTGAAAATTTTTCAAGATTAATAAGGCGGTCATCTATAATTACTTTAGATGTCCTAACTTTACATAAGAGGTCAAACCAGTCACTGGGTATTAGATCAAAGACAACTGCATATGATATAGAATCACTCGCAGAGGAAAGATCTACAGTAGCTAAAGTTCCGATCATACTAGCAAGCTTTGCTCTATCGACATTTATCGATTGATCAAATAAATTAACCCCATTTAATAGGAGTCGCTGCTTCATAACTGAACCAATGCCTTTTTGAATTAAAGAATTCAATAAGGGCTCAATCATAATCGTACGGTCTGTTTTCCAGGATTTTGGAACGGTGGTGAGTGTACCCGGCATCTCCTTTTTATCATTGCGATAGAAGTAGGAGTATAGTGGTAATGTTGAAAAAACATCATCAATATAAGGGGATAGCTCAGCTGAATAAGAACACGTCGAATCTAATTTATAGATCGGCGTTGTATACTTCTTCACATTCGTATTTGCACCAGGACCGAATGCCAAGCAAAGTTCAGATAACTCTGGACATTTACCTAGAATGCGGCTGCATATCAATCTAGCTTCATCAACGATTCCGTTAATAAATGGATTCATAGAAAACGCTCTATTATTGAGTGCTCTCGATGAGTTGATGTATTTGAAATTGATGCGTCTACACGACTGCTCGGATCTTAAAAAAGATTCAAATGCAACAGCCTTTTTGTCAACACCTACGTCCAAGCTAGCATCTTTTTCATACAACGAAAAGAACTGTCGAAGTATCCGTATCTGACGGATCGACAGGTGGTTATAATCAATGGAGGCAGAACTTAAATCGAGAGGTGAACGGATAGAAGAAATTAAACGTTTACCATCATCATCTAACTGTTCTTTTAAACAGTTGATCAGGATATTATTAATTTGATCCTGAATCGGAGACGAAAAAAAGCTATTAAAGCTTAATGGTTTCTTTCCTTTTTGGTTCTTTCTGATTAACATATAGAACGTCCGTAAAATTAATTAGTAAGGAGTTGCGACATCTTGAACTACGCCAGAGACCACAGCGCTATCTAATAGACTACGAATAGTACTTAAAAGATATGCACGCTGATCGTCAGTACTACGAGAAGGCAACATCAAAACGACATCGCTTCTCATGTAGTATGCAACTTTTGGAGCTGCAACATAGCCAGAAGCAGAGGCATTGCCAACAGTTTCCATAAAGGGAACTGTAACGACAATACGCACTTTGTTCAAACCGCCCTGTTTTCTTTCAGCTTGTATTTTTAAGCTAGGGCGACCATCAATCGTATCATTTAAATCTGAAGATTGATAAAGAGCAGCCGGTCCAGAGGACGACTGGGGATCGAATGTGAGGTCGGGATAATTTCCAACACCATTATTTAAAGGAATAGGAGATATTGCACTCATATGATTACCTATGTTTAGAAGAAAGTTGAATGATTAAAGCAGCAAGGTTTTCCATGCGCTTCGTGGTTAAAGCAGTCTCAAGGTCATTAATAGCAGGATATGGTAAATCAAATTGAGTTTTATCATTCAACTTAATAGTACCAC